GAGTGATACTGATTCAAAAACTCTTGCATCAATCGTTGCAGTAAAAACTGCCCAAGCAGTAACCAATACAAATGTTCTTTCAAGAGCATATGGGCAGGTCTTAAACCCAAACTCAGAACTATTATTTACTGGTCCATCATTAAGAAGTTTTAGTTTCTCATTTAGATTGTCACCAAGAAGTGCAACTGAGGCAAAGATAGTTAGATCTATTATTAGACATTTTAAACAAGCAATGTCAGTTCAAAGAAGTCAATCCATTCTTCTTCTAAGAGCACCAAATACTTTTGGTATAGAATACCTAACTAGTGGTCAAAATTCACACCCATACTTAAATAAATTTAAGGAGTGTGCATTAACTCAATGCAATGTTAATTACACTCCTGATGGACAGTACATGACTTATGCTACTGAAAAATCAATGACTTCTTATGAGATGCAATTACAATTCCAAGAACTTGAGCCAATCTTTAATGATGATTACACTGACGCTGATAATGGTAAATCAGATTCAAACATAGGTTACTAAAATGGCAAATCCATATTTCCGTCAAGTTCCAAATCTTGATTATGTTAGCAGACTTCCAAATGCTAAGATAGGAGACTATATTCAAGTAAAAAATCTTTTCAAGAAAGGAAAATTAAGAGAAGATATTTTTCAGAACTTAGCATTCTTTGAGAAATACAAGATTCTTGGAGATAACAGACCTGATAATGTTGCATTTGAAGTCTATGGAGATTCAACATTAGATTGGGTAGTTCTTCTATCAAATAATATTGTAAATATTCAATCAGAATGGCCATTAACACAAAATTCATTTGATGATTGTCTTTTTAACAAGTATATGCAACAAGATGATTATACTGAAGAAGATGTTTATAATTCAGTCTACAATGGAATACATCACTACGAAACAACCGAAGTAAAAAATAGTCAAGGAGTAGTCATTGTTCCTGCAGGTCTCCAAGTCTCTTCAGACTATTCAGTAAGTTATTATGATTACTTTATTGACAATCAAGTTGATAGTGGAAATATTGCAGTGCCTGTCACCAATTATGAGTATGAAGAAAGATTGAATAATGATAAAAGAAATATCTACCTTCTCAAATCTACGTACTTAAATATTATTCTTGATGATATGAATGATAATATGCAATACAAAAAAGGGTCTTCGCAGTATGTTAGCGAGACCCTTAAGAGAGCAGATAATATCCGTTTAACTAGTTAATCACTCTTCCGCCAATTTTTGGAAATAGGAAAGAGCATCATCTTCATCATCATCAACTTCTTTAGTAACTACAGGAAGTGAAGGAGACTTAGAACGAGCATAGGACTGCTCCAGTTCTTCTACGACACGACTTTCTGCAGTAGGAGTTACTGAATAGGACTCGTAATCATCCTCTTGCTCAACAACAGCACGAGACTGTGCAGGAGCAACTTTCTGACCCAGAACCATCTTCAGACGACGCTCAAGATCTTCATAAGACTTGAATTGGTCAGGAGCAGTTACTGCAGCAAGAGAATACTCTTTCTTCCAAAGTGCTTCCAGAGCATCATCGTCATCCAGTAGGGGTTCTACAGGACCAAACTCAGACTTATCATAGTTCCAGTAACCATCTTTCTTGACAATCTTCAGTTTGAAGTTTGCACCTTGCCAGAAGTCAAAGGGATTGATAGGAGTCTCATCTTCAAACTCAGGTTGCATAGCTTCCATAACCTTATCAAAGATTTTCTTACCATACTTAAACAGGAAGACTTTACCTTCATTTGCAGGATTTACGGGATCCTTTACAACATAGATGTTGGAGTAGTAAGACAGTTTACGCTTCTGCTTACGGACAGTTTCTTTATTTGATTCAGTGCCAGTGTTCCACAGTTCGCGGTTGTATTCACCAAGAGGATCTTTACCTCCAATGGTGGTGAGAGAGTTCTCAATATACCAACCACCAGGACCTTGGAAAGCGTGAGAATACATCTTTGCCCAGGGAAGTTCTTCACCTTCAGGGGCGGGCAGGAAACGAATCACTGCGAATCCGTTACCAGTTTTATCCATCTCGGGTTTCCAGAGACGCTCATCAGCACCACCAGAAGTAGTGCTCATCTTCTCAACTTCCTTTACCAGTTTGGAAGTGAGGGAACCCAGTTTGGATTGTTTTTTGAGATCAGAAAAAGACATTTGTATACCTCGGATTAATTGGATTTGGCTTTTGGTACTTCGTTATTCTACTTGTCAGAACCAGTTTTGTCAATCTGTTCTTTCATTACTTCAAGCATCTTGGACATATTGTTCAAGATGATATTCATATCAGTGCCTGGTGGCATACCCATCATAATTGCAGATTGCGTAATGCGTTCTTTCATTTCAATTGCTTCAGGGTCATCAGAAAGACTTAAGCGAGTATAAAGAACTTGCTGTTTACTTAGAAGTTTATCTAAAAGATTAACATGACGAATTTTATCATCAGTTGTCATTGTGGGAAATTTAAAGACACTTCCATAAACTTCCTCTTGCAGTTCGGATATTTCTGCCATCTCTGCACGAACAATTTCAGAATTAAAGAAACTCATGAATCTCCTAAAATTACTTCTTTCAAAATCTTCCTATAACGAAATACATCAATATTTAGAAAAGGGTTGTACTTTTTAATTCTACGACTGACGGTTTCCCATACTGGGTCTTTGAGTTTCTTATCAAAGTTATTACCGTACTGGAAGATTCTATCACAAATCACCAGTGTCTCTAGAGAAATCTTCCCGCTCAGGAATTTTTTAAGAAGTGGTGGGTGTCCTTTTGAACAATCAAAGACTTCCTCAAACTTATTTTCTTCAAATATCTTTTGAGTTTCTTCCTTAAAGACATAAGATAATGATTGAACTTTCTTCTGCCATTCCTTATATCTTGTTTCCCCTTCTTTCATAATCTCTCCAATCCAAAGAGATTCTGGATCATTACAAGATACAAAATTTGCAACAAAGAATTCTACGATTTCTTTATCGGTCTTTTGGCGAGTAACCTTTTCAAACCAGAAACGATCTTTACGCTTATAGAAAGATTGAAGAGTTGCTCTACTTTTACCGCAGTACTTATGATAGTCATAAGAATCTTTTGTAAAGTGATTCTTTAGAGCAAGATATTCGCGATAGGCATCAAAGGGCATCATTAAAAAAGTAATATAGTGATTTTTTGCCGGGAAAAATTTCGCCCCTAAAATGAATTAGAGGGGTAATTTTGCCCTGGAACTTCTCTTGAGAAAATTAAGTTCCATTGCTTCGTACTTAATCTTTTCCTTAAGAGGTTTAGAAATAAGTTTAGGGACTGACTCCACATCAATACTATTCAGTTCACAAAAGTGAATGATTGCATCAATGTAACTCATATCCCCATTAATTTGAACAAGATTTTCAATCTCTTGAGCGAATCTTGACGGGCAAAAGAATTTACTTTCCAGTACCTTTTCTAGTTCATTCTCCATCTGACCCAGTATTGTGATGTACAAATTTTTTGATATACCGAACTAATAACTTAATATAATCGCCTTTGTTCCTTTTGTCAAATACTTTAACTTCACCACTAGGAGTAACCATTAAAGTAATCAATTTAACTGGAGCAATATCCGTTAGTTCGTAATAGGCAGCAGCATAAAATGTTTCTTGAACAAAGTAATTTTCAATCCACTCTTCAGGTTTAATCTTATCCGATGTCTTAAAGTCTATAACTGCAAGTTCTCCTTCATATTCAGCAATACAATCAACTCTTCCAGCAAGTCCAAAATATTCTGAGTATAAAGTCCTTTCAATTGCATGAATATTATTTATCTTATCAAGATAAGGCTTAGCATGAATGAACATAATCTTTGTCATTGGTTGGTAATTGTTCCAATCCAATTCCTTGTTTTCCAAATAATCCTGACAGACTTGGTGAAAATCTGTTCCTCTTGCAGTTGCTCTTTTAGTAATACGGTTTGCTTCTTCAAGACCAACTCTTTGTCTCCACTTAACAAAGATGTCCTTGTTATAAAAAGAAGTTACAGAAGTAATAGAAGGCACCCATTCTCCATTGGGTAGGTTATAGAGACGGATGCTTTCTGTAGTTTTACATTCTAGTTCAATGTCACCCAGATAATTATGATGAATAAAACTCATAGACCAGATTCCATTTTTGCAATAATATACTCTTTAACAAATCCAGAGCGGACAATATCTCCTACACCAAATTCAACAATATCAATTGAAGGCATTACACGGAGAATCTTCATAAAATCAATAATACCATTCTTTTCGTTTGTTTTAACTAAGTCAGATTGAGTGGCATCACCACAGAACATAATCTTAGAATTTTCACCAACACGAGTAATGATACTATCAAGTTCGTGAAAGTTTAGATTCTGAAACTCATCTACAATAATGATTGCATTGTCCAGAGTAGTTCCCCTAATAAAAGAAGTACTCCAAAAACTAATCGTTCCTTGAGTTTTGAGGTTTCCATATAGCATTTCGAACGATGCTTCATCAGGCAACTCAAACATATACTTCACCATATTCTTATAGGGAATTTGGTAAAGAGAAGACTTATCTTCATGGTCTCCAGGAAGGAAACCAATCTCACGAGTTGCAACAAGAGACCTTACAATATAGATTTTCTCATAAGGAGTTTTTTCATCAAGAACATCTTTTAGAGCATTATACAAGGTAATAAATGTCTTACCTGTACCAGCACATCCATAAGCAACAATATTTTGTTCTAACTTATAAGACTTAAATAGTGCTTCTTGATTATCTGTGAGAGGTTCAATATCTCTTATAATATCAAGACTAATTGGTTTTTTCCTTTTCATTTGCCTATTACTCATACCAAAAGGAACTGGATTCTTGGGAGTATTTTTTCTTGCCATAATAAGAGTCAGATAGATTTTACTTTTGAACCAGGAACCTTTGATGCTCTATGAAGAACATCATTCCAGCCTGGATGGGATTTCTTCAGTCTATCATAAACTTCTCCCAGTTCTCCTGAACTTGGGCAAGTAGATGGATCAGACCAATCTCTATCCCACTCTGGATTGTCCTTTTTCCATTGATCCCAATCATGAACACTCATTACAACATCTTTTTGTTCACCAGTTTCTTTATTAATAACAGGATAAGTTGCCAACTTTATTACTCCATAGTATGTAAGGGTATTTATTCTATGCAAATAGAGGGTGCATCCACACATTCTGTACAACCTTCACGAGTCCATTCAAGTGCAGAAGATACAGCAGGAAACTGACAAGTAAAGAGGCAACGAATTGCTTCTGCAATATCCTTATGTTCTTTCTGAGTACCGTGTGCTGAGCGAAGGTCGATATAGTGAATCCAGGACCTCACAGAACCCGTCATATAGAGGCGTGTAGGCGTTGCAAGAGGCAGGACGAACCTTGCACACTCCTTTGCCACTCCTGCCTCTAGGAGGCGGTCATAGAGTCTCTGAGCAGCAGCAAAATGAATCCTAATATCTTCAAGCAATGTCAGTTTCAGATAATCGCCCATATCATTAATTGAGTTCTGGCGATTCTTTGTATCCTGACGACGAAGTTCTGGTAGAGGAATAGTTCCACCAAGCAGATTCGTATCTGCATATCGTTGAGAAAACTCCTGAAATGTAAATGACCTGTGTCGCAGTATCTGAGCTGCAATACCACGAGTCGTATTAATCTCAACAGTCATTGTTGCCTGTTCAAAAATACTCCAGTGTTGGTGCTTAATACAATACTTAAGTAATCCAGAGAAATTATCATTCTCTTGATTGTTTGGATTACTTACACGAGCACAATATGCCATGTGCTTCTCTGCATCAGGAGTAACACTAATTAGTTTTACTTCTGGTTTCATAAGTTCGTAGTCTTCAAACTTCATCGTCATAAAATACTTCGTCGTAATCTGCAATGTACTGAGAAATCTGTTCGTATGGTAGAGGTTTATATTCATCTACATCCACATCAGAACAAATCTCTGACTTAAGACATTCTACCAGAGATTCAAGATTTTGTACAATTAACTTAAGCTTTTCTTGATCCATTCATATCAACCCGGACAAAGGTAATTATACACAAAAAAAGAGGGGTAGTCAAGTACCCCTCTTTCTCAATCTCTTTGTCTCCAGTCATCTGGTTTATCTTCAGTGAAGAAATCTATAATATCATCAACTGTATTAAATCCAGATACTCCTTTGGACTCATGACCAATTCCACCAATATCAAGTTGGTTCAAAAAATCATCTAATCCACCTTCTTGCATATCAGGATTTTCTGCTTTACGTCTTGCCTGACGAAGCAGTGTGCCAGCACTTCTATTTGCCTGAGCAAGTTTCTCTGCCCAGATCATCTCACTTAATTCTACCGATTCACCTTTTACAATTCGTTCACATATTGCTTCAAGTCGAAGACGATATTGTGTAGAGAGCATAAACTTTACCAGATATAGTGTTATTTATTTTAGCGTTCAATATAACTCAGAGTATGATTCTGAGCATAAAGTTGTTGGATAATGATGTCACAACCAATCTTAGGATTGCAATCACCACAAGTGTAGACATCAACTGCTGCTTTACCTTCTTCAGGCCAAGTATGAATTGAGATATGACTTTCTGAAAGCAAACAAATAACGGTGACTCCTTGTGGTTCAAACTTCTTTGAGATAGTCTGAATCACAGTAGCACCGCTTGCAACTGCTGCGTTTTCTAGTAAGTCTATAAGACAACGCTCGTTATCCAAAAGGACAAACGAGCATCCGTACAAGTTAAGTAAGTAATGCTTCCCCATCAGACTATGGATTCTCCTCTGCTTCTTTAATTAGTTCACTCACATATGTCTCAGTTCCATCCATAGTCCTAACTGTAAACAGAGGAGACTTCATATATTTTTTGACTTTTTTATACTTCTTCAGTAATTTTTTAACTTCATCTTTATAGATTGATACTTCAATCTTTTCTTCACTAAAACCTTCACTCATTTTCTTTTCTTTTTTTCTTCAGGTGCTTTGTAACCCCATAGTTTGGGATTAACTCTTCCATAACCAAAGTCAATTTTTTGAATAGAACCTGGACCATATTTGTCATAGTACATATCAAAAAGACTTACTTTTTTCGCTGCACGACAAAGATCAATACATTCTTTACCATCAACAACATACCAAACTAGATATGCATCGCTGGGAAAAGAAGCATCTTTTGTTTTTTCAATTGCAGTTTTTTCTAAAAGAATCTCACAACCATACTGAGAAGGAACAATATAATTTTCATTTACCTTATCCAATTGTTGCTCCTCCTGTTCATTTCTTACAACATTACGAAGTCTGCTCACGAACGACCACCCCAAGTAATTTCAGGATATGCACTCTTTACAATTTCATGATTGATTTTATATTTATCAACAAGTCTTCCATCTTTAACAAGAATCAAAAGTTCTGCTTCTTTCGGATGAAGACCCTGAAGAAGATTGATAAACATCATCTCTCTACGAATAGTAGAAAGTGTATTATTACCACCCTTTACATAGTGATAAAGATTTTGATATTCTTTACGCAAAGAAGTGCGTCCCCTACCATCTAAATCTTGTCCAGTAGCAGATTCGCCACCAACTGCTTCTCTAGATAGATTTTGTGACAGAGTTCCAGAATATACATTCTGATCCTTTAGGTCTCCATAAGGAACATCTCCTTCAGGAAGAAGAGAGATTACAGTATCATCAAAATTCCAAATAAAAATAGTCTTAAGAGAATCGTGTTCGTAGGTTTTAAGAACCTCAATTTTCTTTTCTGTAGAACGTTGCTTAGAAGCAAGTTCTAGAATTTCAAAAACAAATGGATTGGAAGGAAGACTGTCAATAGGTTTTTCAGTCGTCTTCTTCGTCTTCGTCGTAGTCATAGTCATTCTCAAATCGTACTGCTAAAATTTCATCAGGAATAATATTCCCATTTTCATCAAACATCTCTGGATGTGTGTTTAGTGAAGCAATATAATTTCTTTCATAGAAATGTTGCTTTGCCATCCATCCTAACATACCACCAACAAAAAAGAACATTATTGAAACTAATGTGCCGATGGTTAGAGTTACTGCTAACATTTTTCTTTCTCCAGAGAGTTATTTTTTTCTAATATCGAAGTGAAATTCAATGAAGAAATGAAACTCTCTACGAAAGAGAGAAATCATTTTACCAAACTTCACTTGAAAAGTTTTTGGCTTTGATGACTCTCTCTTCCTCCTATTCCTAAGTAACAGTTCAACACCCCGATTAATCTGGGGTTCTGGTTTATTTAGTTTGTTTTTTCCTTCTTCCCGGTCGTTTATCATAATTATATTTCCAAGCGTCTTCAAGAATTGCATAAAGATAATTTCTTATCTTTCTTGCTTGCGGTTTTGGAATATGACCATAACCTTCACGCAATTGTTTATGTATTTCATCAGCACCACCTTCTAGGTATTCGTCCAGATCCATAACAAGATTACTAATCTCACTTGCGGTGGCACTTTCAATAAACTCTTCTACCTCACGCCTAAGTGTTCCACGAATTTTTAAGTAATCATAAAACTTCAAAACAAATTGTCCATTGAAAGCAAGATCGATTGCCTTTTCAACATCAAAATAAACTTCGTGAAAAGTAGATTCCATTAGACTAGATTTTGCTCCTTAAGATATTGAACAGTGTCTGTACATCCACCAAGATGTGTTTGATCATTCAGGATAACTTGAGGAAATGTAGAACCTTCTCCAAATTCAGAATAAAATCCTTCACGATCAAAATTAGTCCCTAGGGTATAAACTACATGCTCAAGATTTGCCAACTCTAACACCTGCTTAATTTTGCTGCAATAGGGGCAACCGTCTTTTGAATAAACTGTAAATTTCATGATTGTTAAGTATATAAGATAATTTATACGATTACAGGTTCTGCCATACTTTCGGGCAAAACATTTTGTGCTTCAAGTTGTTTATCATCTTCCATTCTTGTTGATGGAATATTTACAACTTGATCAAGAAGAATTTTAACTTGCTTGTAAGTCCTCCCCTCTGCAAAAGATACCATCAGCATGGCATCATGAATTGTTGCAGTATCACAAATTTTCTTACCATTCCTATCAAAGACTGAATAGTGATCAGTATATTCAATCTGTTGAAGTTTTTGTATCTGATTCATTTGATGTAGATGGTGGCTTCTCATTATAGGTCTTTTTTGGCATATTGTAAAGACCAGGCCAAGTGTCTCTAATAATTTCTGCGAGTTTGTATGGAGTTGTTGAATTTATCATGAAGCATTATTCCTTCTTGGGCGATAACTATAAAGATTTGTGGGTTTTGGTGGTTTCATCCAGTCCTCTATTTTATCCAAACTATCTTCATTATAGAAGTCTTGTTGGACATACCACAACTTCCAATATTCATGTCCTTTGGATTGATTGCAAGAATGACAACAGCATACCACATTTCTTGTAATATCTAAACCACCTTTTGATTGTGGAACAACGTGGTCTAATGTTAGATTTTCTTCAGAGTTGCAGTAAGCACATTTATGATTCCAACTTTCTTTTATGTGTTTTCTCCATAATCGTTTTGCTTCAGATGAACTTGTTGTCTGCAAATTAAACAAGTATTCTTGAGGCGACTGGAGAATATCCATAAGTACCTGCGACTTGTGAATATTTATTTCACCTAACGTGGTGTCCTCCAAACATATAACGCATTCCGTTCAGGATTTTTGCTCCGAAGGATCCGAGATTGCGTGAGTTAAATCTTTCAAATAGTGCAGTAGTAATGACAGGAGCGGGAACCCCCAAATCCACAGCGGCAGAAACAGTCCAACGACCCTCACCGCTGTCGGATACGCCTCCAGAGAACTGTTTAAGGCTACCATCCCTGCGTAGCACATCAGCAGTAAGGTCAAGTAACCAACTGCCAACCACGCTACC